TCAGCAAGGTCATCCTCCGTACCCCGCCAGATTTCAGTCAGTGAATGTCCGCGATAATTAGGCATATCCCATTCAAGAAGAACCGAGCCAAATCCTCCTGTCGCCTTAAAATTCAGCGGTTTTGTGGGAAAATCAACAGTCATTAAAGTACTGTCAATCTCAATACCCGGATTCAGTGCATATGAGGCACCACCCGATGTTCGACGCCGGGCGAGTTTAAGACCAACCAGTTCCTCACGGGTCACAAATGCGTGGCGTCCGTCACCACGCTGCCCGGTGCCAATTTCCATGTTCTCCACAACTGTGGATAAATCCTTCCCCGCACGCCACGGTTTTCTGGTCATACCGGCATCTCCGACATCGATGTACTCAGGGTTATTCGTTCCACCTGCCCGAATCCGGATACCATCACCTGCCAGTTTTGCCCGGTTGCTGCCGGAAGTCTCACCACACTTCCCTTAAACGTACCCGGCGCAAAATTAATCACAGGAACATCATCAGCCATAATGGTGATCCCCACCCGCTCAGGCGCCGGAGATTTCACCCTGATACAGGAAAAAGAGGTTCTTTCAGGTAATGAAAAAATTTTTGAATGCCACCTTATCGTGGAGGGCAGAGAGCCCCCGGCAAGCACTGACATTTTGTCTCCTGTCACCACGCGCATCATATCTTTCGCGAGATCAACCCATGCGCAGTCAAACGGTGTACTGAGATAACGGATATCCATGTTCACCGGACTGAATACAAACACATCCTGCTTACCATCCGGTTTCGTGTAACAGGCAATGTACTCACCACGCCAGGAATAAGCCACAATGGACGCCGGGTTAAACTGACTCTGCCACTGTTCAGGTGAAATAATCTTTTCCGTTGCCAGTGCTGTATTACCGTTTACATCAACAGATACCAGACCGTTTGTCCCGGCATAGAGTACGAATCCCTCCATCGCCACCATACTTCTTCGGCTCAGGCATGCCTGCATGGAAGGAATTCTGGAGCCAGAAATTGTGGACGGTGATACCCCACTGAACAGATAAGGCTCCCCCTTTGTCGCCACCACCAGTGACGTTCCCAGCGGACAGATAGCCACAATATCTTCTGCCGTCGTGTGACGATTCACTTCCGGCCATGCATACGGCAGATACGCTTCCGAAAACATCACTTCATTACCGGCAAACCCGGCGGCAATACCATTAGCCATCAGGCAAAGGCCTGTCATATTCTCTGGCGGCGGCAGGTAATCCCATGTCGCCAGAGAAGGTCCAAGGTTTTTCCCCGGTATTTTGTCCGTGTAACTGAGCACGGATGCATCCAGTTCAGCCACAAGTAAAAAATCCGCCTCCCCTCCACCTGATGCAGAGCGATAAATCCGGCGGCGTTTAATACTGGCATTCTGCAATGGCACCGGAGACAGCGTCAGCTGTACCGCAGTCCCCGGAGTACGGAGTGTTACCTCCAGAGACGCCGGACCTGGCGGACCTTCTTCACCATAATCTGAGACAAAGGTTTCCGTATAAAACCGGGTTTCGTCATCATTCGGGTTATCGTCAGAAACATCACCGCCCTGCTGAACAGTACAGACAGGTGCTGTCGTCGGCGCGGGGATCCCCAGACGATACGATGATGCCGGATGATTCCCGTCCCCTTTTGTGGCAATGGTTGCATCCGTCACTTTAGGAAAACGCCCGTCAGTGTAGTAAATACGCCCGTGGGGGTCCTGAGCGATCGGACTGCGGATCACATCCACTACATCCGTCCATGCAAACCAGAAATCGTCACGGTAATGAAAAATGGTTTTCGGCTTAATCGCGAATGTTTTCTCAGCCTCTGACATCTGGTGTTCAGGCGTGATCACTCCATAGCGAAAATGACAGTTTTCTGCCAGTACAGCAGAATGATCTGGCAGCATAGATGCAATAACGCCTGGCATCATCCCGCGCATAGTTGTTATATCGATATAAGGCATGGTTGTCTGGTATCCGAAAATTTGAATGGCAGGTGAGTCACTGAATTGAAGTTTTAAAGGCGGCATACAATTGCGCCTGTGCAGAATACAGATTTCCAGAAATCTTGAAAAATTACATCATTATTATCAGCATCCGTCCGGAAAAATTTCTCTGGCAACTTAAAACAATATCCTATATATCCGGCGTCTCCGGTATGTAGAACGTGAAGTTTTTAAAATTATTCATTTACCATTTAACTAATTTTTAGATCCTGGGTTACTCCCGTCTTTTTCATTGCCTCCACGAAAGCGGAACTAACAGAACCTGACCAGTAATACTGGAACCCACTAACAACGCCCTGATAAATCATGGTTTGTGTAGCACCACCTACGTTTACGGTGATGTTACCTGCTTTACCACCGGATAAATAAACAGCAGCTGTCGGTGTAGAGTTCGTCAAAAAGTGAGAAAGTGTAACGACAGCCCCCACCAGTCTCCCAGAACCACAGTTTTCAGCGTTTGTAATTGTCCCTTTGCTTTTTTCTTCTAATGGCCAATCAGCTCCAACCGCCCCCCAGTTTTCAACTTGATCCGAAGAGTTCCATTTATAGTAAGCGGTTTCTATTTTACAACCCATAGCTCGCCCCACCATTTGACTCATCATAAAAGGTTTATCCAATCCTAGTTTAGTGCCAGCAGCCCCCATCCATTGCTCACCTGTTTCGCTCTTAGCCGAAGAACCTACCCATCCCGATGTTATCCCCATTTCATATATCCTTCTGAAATTCGTGAGGTGAGTATCATCCCCACAATTTAAATTCAGTAGAAACCAGAAACTACAACAGCTGTCGTTTACTTCTCCCGGAGTTCTTTAATCTCATGACGAAGTGTTTTAAAGCCTTCGACTAACAATGCAATTATGCCGTTGTAGTTAAGACGCAGACGTTTTTCACCAGATATAACGTCTGCGTCTTCAGTTACCAGTTCAGGCAAGGCTTTTTGTGCATCCTGAGCAATTAAACCAACCGACGTTTGCCAACCGTCGGCAGAGTACTGTATCTCGTAAAGATAACCAGTAAGTGCCTCCAGACGATCTAACGCATTATCCAGTTTTACCAGATTTCGCTTGTTGCGTTTATCCGAGCGGATCTGAACATCGTTAAATGATCCGTTTCCGTTTACCGTCAAATTTCCATTAATACCACCATTAAAAGTTTGTGCCTGAGTCCATGTATTGGCAGTAGTAAGCAGTTCTGTTCCTTGCCCGGGGGCTCCAGTGTCTCCCTTCGGTCCCTGCGGCCCTTCCGGACCTGCTGGACCTGCTACTCCCGGATCACCTTTATCGCCTTTCGGCCCCGGCGCACCTGCCGGACCTGCTGGTCCAGCCACCCCCGGATCGCCTTTGTCACCTTTTGGTCCCTGTGCGCCTGCCGGGCCTGCAGCTCCCGTATCCCCTTTAGGTCCCTGCGGTCCTGCCGGGCCTGCGGCTCCCGTATCCCCTTTAGGTCCCTGTGGCCCGGTTGCGCCGGTGGCTCCTTTCTCACCCTTTGCCCCAGCAGCGCCAGTATCCCCCTTTGGTCCCTGGGGGCCGGGATCACCTTTCGGTCCCTGAACGCCCCTCGGCCCAGCCGGACCTGCTGGCCCCGAGTCCCCTTTATCTCCTTTCGGACCGGGAACACCACCTCCTGCTGCAGCCTCTTCTGCCTTTGTTTTCGCTTCATTTGCCACATCCATTGCCGCTTTCACCGCTTTCGGGGTGGCTGCCTTCGCTTCATCATCACTGTCCGTTGCGCTGCTTAACTGCACAATTCCCTTCTGTGCCGTCGTCGCATCAGCCACATTTGCAGCGCTGCCTGCCGGACCTGGCTCTCCACGAGGTCCCTGAGGTCCGGTCTCTCCTCGTTCGCCTCTCGGACCTGCAGGACCTGGTTCACCTCGGGGGCCAGTCTCCCCACGCTCACCTCGTGCTCCCATCGGTCCCTGTGGTCCGGCTTCTCCTCGTTCACCTTTAGGACCTTGCGGGCCTGCAGGACCTCCCGGATCACCTTTCTCGCCTTTTGGCCCCATATCCCCCTGGTCCCCTTTAGGCCCCCGCTCTCCGGTATCCCCCTTCAGGCCTGGTATTCCCTGCGGTCCTCGCTCCCCCTGTTCGCCCTTCTCACCACGCGGACCAGCGGGCCCTACAGCCCCCTGAGCACCAACGTCACCACGCTCACCTTTCGGCCCTGCGGGCCCTTGAGGGCCCACTGGACCTGTTTCGCCTTTAGGACCGACATCCCCCTTCGGACCAGTTTCTCCCTGAGGCCCCCGGGGCCCCCGTGCATTCTCAGCCATACGTCTGGCCTCTTCAGCACTGACAGTGGCAGCCTCTGCCCGCTTAAGGATCTCTCCGGCGCTCTCCTGCGCCAGCCTGGCCTTTTCAGCATGCTGTCTGGCTTTTTCTGCATCAGCTCCGGCGGCTTTTTCAGACTCTCCGGCACGGGTCGAGCTTTCCTCTGCATTCCCCGCTGCTGTGACTGCACGGGTCGCAGCCTCAGTGGCATCAGTCGCTTTTTGTCCGGCTTCAGCCGCCCTGCTGGTTGCCGTCTTTGCACTGTCAGATGCACTCTTCGCACTGGCTGCTGCACTTTCTTTTGACTGTGTGGCCTGAGTGTTTTTTGTCGCCGTGTCTTCATTCAGGCGACGAATATTGGCAAGGTCATCAGCCACATTATTCTGTATCTGCCGGAAATCTGTCAGCAGTTCTCCGGGTATGCTAACCTCAACAAGACTGCGGCGTAACAGCATATTGAGCGTCACCGTACTTTCGGTCCCCTCAATACGCACACGTCCGTAGACAGCAGTCTTCCCTTTCACCGTCACCGAAACCGCATACTCCCCCGGATCCATCGTCATTCCGTAATATCCACCTTCACGGGTCACTGCCGACGCACTGGTGCCGCTGAGCGCATCCGGTGAAACTGTCAGCGCCGTCAGGGTAATATTTGCTCCTGATATCGCCTCACCATCAGGAGATTTCAGCGTCCCCGAAACAACAACACTCACACTCCACCTCCGTTAAACACTTTTTTACGGGCAGACAATGCTCTGTCTGCCCCCTGTTTGATCCCAAGTTGCTCAACAAAACTCTGATAATGCTGCGCAGCCAGCCCCGATTCTGCACCACCGGCAGCATCCTTACTGAAAGCACGAAACAACATCCAGTCCACCAGTGGGTTAACATAAGCCTCTTCCAGTGGAACTGGCGTATCATCGTCCTGCGTCAGAACATACACTGCCTCCGGTATCCGGCTTACCACTGCATCAATACTTATCTCTTTGTCAGGGACAGGAAACAGCCAGAATACGCGCGGGGACAGGTCGTTGCTGATAAAACATTCAGGAATGCCCTTCACTGTGGGCCACTCAGGATACTGCGCATCCAGCACCTCCCGGGATAATGGTCTGACTGCACTACCGTCACTGAGGCATATCACGTCAAGAAGTTGTATTACACCATCGGGCAAAACCTGACGGGCGCCAGGAACACAACTGATTGTTTCCAGGCTTGCGCCAGCATCCGGTCTCGCCAGAATCACTGCCCTCACAGCATCATTGTAATAATCGCACAATTCCTGCAGGGGCCAGCGAACCATCATCGGGTCAACCAGTTGTGTATTCACACGTCCGATGATTTCTGTAATCGTCGTCATCAGAAAAACCTCTGCCTGCGTACAGGGTTGCGGTATGAAGAGTACGGGCTTGTCGCCAGTGTATGACGATATGCCCGACGGATCCCCTCAGAAAACTGCACAGAAAAATACTGTGCGCGTAACGGATCTGACCATGAAACACCAGTCTGCATGAACAACCGCTCAAGTGCCCCCGCAGCCACTTCTTCAGGCCATGTGAGGAGTTCATCCGGTATCTGGCTGCGTCCGGCTTTCGGAGCGACGGCATAAAGCACGCTCACCTCACCGGGAGAACAGGCAAATCGCAGGGAGCGTCCGGAGCTGATATCCACATCCCGACCGACAAAAAGCTCATGATTATCGTCAGAGATACGGATGATATGAACGCACTCCTCATCATCTTTGTCATACGGAAGCACGATTTCTTTTCCTGCTACTGGTACAACAGTAACCTCCCGACGGCACACCAACGACTGGCGGCTGAATGCCACGGCAGCCATTGACAGAGCATCCGTCATCATAATGTTCAGTGGACCGCTGATATGACGACGGACATACGGTAAAAAATCACTCAGTTCCGCCATGCTGTTCAGTCTCCGCAACACGACGGCGAAATGCCTCACGCACCCGGATACGGAATGCCTCAGCCGTTTCTTTCGGGTCTTTGTGAATATCCAGCTCTTCTGCCTCACACAGCGTCGCCAGCCGTGCTGAGGTGAGCTTACTTAAATCCACCTCCTGCCCGTTAACAGAAACAACAAAACTGTTCTCCGCTTCTGCCCGCGCAGCAAGCACTCTTTCCTGCGCCTGCTGTGCCTGCCGCAACTGCTCATTCTGTTGTTGCTTTTTCAGAACATCATCAAGCTCTTCATGACGAACCCAGACATCCGGAAACCCCAGCAGTTGCCAGGCCATCGCACTGTCAACATGCACCGGCTCAAGACGTGGGAACAATGTGCGGCTTCCGGTAATGGTGTCCTTTTTCACGGGTTTTGGGCCGATATAGACAACGGCAATTTTCTCACTCATATAATTCCCCGGATAAAAAGCCCGCATGACGCGGGCCGGAAGGTTTTAATCAGTATCCCACCACGGTATAACGCAGCAGAACATTCAGGGTGCCGGTTGCAGCGGCAGTCTTAATGGTGACAGTAACCAGCTCCCCGTCACGCTGTGTGGTGTACGGCTCCACTGGCACATATCTGGCAAATTTTGCAGAAACAGCTTCGCTGTTATCGATGAGAGCATGCTCACCGGACTTAATGCTGACGGTTGCAGTACCCAGACCACCCGTTGAAACCAGTTGGAGTGAGTTGATACGGATGCCCACTGGCAGTGAGAGAAGATGAATAACACTGTCCGCTTCCGCAGCATTCACCGTAAATACGCCTTCTGCCACCGACTCATTACCGTGCGTACCCGTATAGACCCGTTCACTCAGTGACGGGGCAAGGATAGTCTTTGCCATAATTAATGACTCCTGAAAAAGCCGGGCGAAAACCCGGCATAGGGAAAGGAAAAAATCAGAGCTTCACTGCTGTATCAACGGCAATCACGCCGTGATCCTGCATCTTGCCGCTCTTCTCGGGGAAACGGATTTTTTTCAGACCGTTGATCCAGCTGATTGCTATCTCAGTACGGTTATCCATATCCGTTTTCTTCTCAACCATGTTGAAGTGACCGCCCGCCTTCTGACCGTAAGCATTTGCCAGCGCCTGAGCCCCCAGTAACATGGCGCGGTCAATATTGGTTGCAGCAGCGACCTCTTTCGTGGTTGCCGTCAGGTTATTCTCTGATACCAGAACCTTTGACCCCTGATAGAAACGGATCGGCATACCCGCATACTTACGAACCAGGATATTGCGCCACATCGCACATTCACCTTTGAACAGCGGATGATTAAAACCTTTTGCACGGTTCACGGCACGAACCATCATCTGGTTCCAGTCCTTACCGGACGTCGAGGTGTACCAGTCATTCCACTGACGCGGCGTGACGTACAGGACGTAATATGGATCTTCTCCGTGAAGTTCATCACCGGACAGACGAACCGGCTGTAACGGATGCGCCATTTCGTCAATGAACAGGGAGAGATTGTCCACCAGGCCAATAGAAAAAATATCTGCCGCTTCAATCTGCTCAAAGCTTGTCGCATCACCGCCAAAAAAGTGACGGTCATGTGTCGGAGGCAGTACATCGTTGATCATGATTTTTTTGAATTCAGGGTGCTCCGCTGTCGGCAGAATAGTGTCGTCAGCAACAAAATCACCACGAGCTCCAGCAAGATGCACTATCGCACACTGGTCCTGCAGGTCATTAAAGTACGTCCCCAGAAGCGTTCTGGCTGAGGATGCCAAGTTAAACTTCGTGCGCTGCTGACTCATACGTCCGCCTGCATCCACCAGGTGACGTCCCTGATTGATTTTCAGGGAGAAGTCAGCATGGCTGAGATCCTCACCACGACCTTCAACACGCTCATCTCCCATCGTCGGGCGTTTTGAGAGTTTGTGCATGATGCTGAAGGTCACTTCATCACCGGCCTGTTTGTTAAGGTCTGTGATACGGACAACCGGCGCACCCGCGCTGGTCTGCTTCGTGCTTTTCTTGTCCGGCGAAACCGCTTTTGGCGCTTCCTGCTGTTCAGTGAGGATATTGACCATCGAGCGGTTGCGGTTGGCAGCGGTAAAAAGCGCCACCTGATACAGCTTATTCGCCTGGGCTGATGTTACAGTCGTCATTACTTCAGTTCTCCTTCAGTAAGTTACCCGAGCTTCTCCAGAAGCGCGTCTATTTCAGCATTCGTCATACCGCGCATAATCGCCTCTGCCTCTGAATGAGAAGCGCCAAGTAACCGTTCAAAATTATCACCGGTTCCGACGGAAGCCGTGGTGCCTAAATCTGACGGGGAAGCAGGTACTGCCTGCTCCTGTTCAGCGGTCTTCACTTTCTCTTCCGCCGTTTTCCGGATATCCGTTTTGTCTGCCTTGTTGTCAGCAGACGACTCACTGACTTCACCGAAAGCAACCTGCGTACGACGGGCCACTTCAGCGAAACGTTCAGTGAGCGTTTTGTCTTTCCATGCGGGGTCATTCTGGAGCTTCCCGTCGATGGATACAGCAACCGAGAAGCGATCTGGATCGGACTCCTGCCACGTTTTCAGCACCGGCACGGCATTCATCGCATCAAGAACCGGTGATAAATCCTCACCACCATTACCTTCTGCCTGCTGTGCTGATTGCTGAACACGGGACTGGAGATAGTTATTTTTACGGATGAGCGAAGCCACCGCGTCACCAATTTCCGGATACATCTCCCTGATACGGGCAATCTGCTCATCAGAAATTTTTTCGTTTTCCGGTAACGGTGTGGGCTTCATACCGGCCTGGTGGATCTGAGACGTCAGCAGTTCCACCCTGCGTTTTTCTTCAGCTATCTGCCCACGAAGAAGTGCGGCTTCCTGTTCGGCCCGTTGCTTACCGGAACGTTCAGCCTCAAGGACTTCATAGGGAATGACGTGTTTACCGTCGCGGGTGAGCACCCCCTTCGCTTCCGGCTCCTTCACGTCCTGCGTCTGCTCCACACTGGCATCCGGCGTCGGTGCCACATTGTTATCGCCCGTCTGAGTCTGTGCTTCCTCATCCGCATGTTTTTCCGTGGTATCTTCCGTCACGACGTCCTGTGCGTGACTGTCAATATCCACATCCCCAAGTCCTTCCAGCATTTTTTCCAGTTGTTCCGGGGTTTCTTCACCCGTAAATTCAAAATCCATAAATAACTCCGCATGGTCTGTTTATCGGACAGATCCGAATGGTTGAGTAAATAAGGCTTATCGCTGCCCCCGCGAATAAGCGCACCGCTCCCGGAACGCTTACCTCCGGAAACAAAAAACCCCGTACGATGACGGGGTTCAGTTGAAGCCAGAGTTTTCAGAGCGACATTTCATTCATCCGCTGTTGTAACGTATACAGCATCTGTTGCTGAAGAACGTCCTGCTCCTGTTCCATATTCTGTACGCCGGTAATGATTTCTGCCGTATGTGCCTGGTTAAGCGCATCCACATAACGCTGCCCCTGTGTCAGGGCGACTTCCCGCTGTGCACTGGCATTATCCCGTTGTGCAGCTGCATGTGCCCTGGCGGCGTCAGCTTCCAGTTTTGCCACTCTGCCAGCCATCTCGCGCATCTGGAGTTCTGCCTGTTGTTGCTGAAGTGCCTGTTGTTGTGCCGCTACTTCCTGTTCTTCCGGCGTCATTTCATCCGGTGATTTTGGCGTCCCCAGCGCAGCACGAATACGCTCAACAAACTCCTGTTTCTGCGGCACATCCAGAAGATTAACCCACAGGTCGAGCACAACAGCCTGCACCTGAGGCGGCAGCCCCTGAATAACCTCTGACATTCTCTGTGCAAGCTGTGCCTTAAACGCCGGTGTCTGCTGAACAGGCGCCAGCGCAATATGTGTATTTAACCTTGAAATATCATTGGTCAGTTCACCATTATCACCTTCAGCATTGAGGACAATGGTCTGGCGACGCTGGCGATCATCGCGATTAATCACCACTGCATGATTACGGCGTTTTTTCAGGTCATCGAGAAGATAAGCCAGCAACAGTCTTCCCACCTGCTGGCAGGCAAACTGGTAGTTATCGTTGATTTCCGCAAGGGTTGTGGCCCCCTGCTCCACCAGGTTACTGATAGCCACGCCTGACGTCGCACCTGAATCCTGCCCGAGAAATGCGGAATACACTCCCATGGTATCCTGGATAAGTTTTTCCGATTCCTGCATGACCTGAAACTGCTGGCTGGCAACCTGAAAATCCTGCTCAACCCGAAAAACATCTGCGACACTTTTCTGATTTTTTCGGACCGGATTCAGTTTAATAATGCCATCCGGACGTTCGATCTGCTCCATCAGGTCGTTGTCTGACAACTGGGTGGCATCCTCGTCCATAATCACGCGTTTGGCCTGAAGCAACCAGGTCAGCTTGATACGACGAAAATTCACCTCATCCTGTGCCGGAATGGCGCGGGAAATTAGCCCGTATGGCTCCCCGGTTTTATCCTTTCGGTATCCCCAGAAAGGAACCAGCGGAAACATCCCCTGCGGAGCACTACAGGGGCGATCCACAATAAAGTGCGGCCCGACAAACCAGGCTTCACGAATACGGCTTACCCGCCCGACTTTCACCTGAACCCGCCCGGATGCCACAGCTACCGCCTGCATCAGATTATTTTTATCAAAGGCCACCACCCGTCCATTACTGAGTTCAATCACCGGAAGACGCTCGAATGTACGGTAATAAACCACCTGAAGCAGCACACGACGGCGTTCACGCTGAAGCCATTCGTTCTGCTGTCGATCCCATGACTGATACTCTTCCCATGCACTCATCAACGGACTGGGCTGGCCTTCAGTAACCGTGGTATCGACAAAACCACGCCAGTCATCAATGGCATAATCGATAACCTGAGCCATTCCCGGGAATGTAGCTTTTGCCTCATCGGTATCCATCCAGCGGCGACGCATCAGCCAGCGGCAGTCACTTAAATCAGCCTCCCGGCTCAGCCAGTCCCAGAAAACCTCATTCCGGCTGACAGTAGACACCTTAAATTCAGGCCCGAACGGATCACTGTTTCGTCTGACCTCCACCCAACTGAGGCCCGCCTTGATTTGTTCCGCATAGGCATCAGAGCGGGCCTTATTCATGTTGCCAAGGCGGCATGCATCGGCAAATTCAGCATTAATAGCTTCAGCCAGTTTTTCAGTTTCATCATCTGGCTCGTCTGACATCACCACCAGATCAGTCCGTGTTTTGGCCTCCATTCCCAGAACGCCATCGACGGTAGGCGCGATGAGGTTATGGATAGTCATCGGCTGACCGCGATCTTTCAGTACCTGAAGAACTTCCGGTGGCAACTGATCGCCATCGTAATACGCACAGGCCTTGTTTGCGGCATCACGCCATTTAGGCTGGCTGTCAATATCAGAACAAAGCGCCTGTAACTGGCGCTGAGAAAAACGCGGCGTGGCTCCATTGTCGTTTTTCGTCGCCATGGTGTTAGTTTCATTTTTCATCAGTGAGCCATCCAGTGTGTAGTTCTGCGTTTATCCGTTTTCTGTTTTACCCTCACAGGCATTCTGGCGCGCATCTCCTGGGCAATCATGTAGCTCATGAGTTGATCATCAAAACAGCCTTCCTGTGCATTCATGGAGCCTTTCGCATCATAAACGTAGGTGTTCATTTCCGATAATGTGCCTGACCAGCGGATCCCTGATATTCCATTATTCAGCAGAGTTTTCATTCCCTCAGTCAGGACCGGTTTACTGTGGCGGGTTGTCAGCCAGCCAAGACGGGGCGTATCGTCGTCATATGCCTGGTCAAGGTGCTGTTCGTTGTAGATATAACGCGTCGGATAGAGCTCCCTGAGTTTCAGGATGACTGCATGTCCGTGGTTGTTACGCTCCGGCGCCACAAACGCGTTGTTATACATACGACAGACCTGCGCAATGAGATGAGCAAAAAGTTCAGCATCAAGATGCCCGAACCAGTGAGCCACCTGCTCGCCATTACTGCATTTGACAACATCCAGCGATGAGCGGTCTCCGTGCTCCAGCCCTTCGGCAGTATCTGCCCCACAAACATACTCTTCATCCGGATCCGGCAGTTCCCATACCAGCAGATAATTCATCAGCGTCCGCTGCAACTCGTTTTTATTTCCTTCACGCAGAGACTGAGCTTTAGTCTTCGCTCCTGTAACAGGTTCAATGTCATAAACAATCATCGGTGGCGAACAGAATGATTCTGCCTGCAACGTACTTTCGGCACTGAACACACGTCGTCCGGACGTCAGAAACGCCTCCTGTGGCGTTGAGGGAAACTCCTGCTTCATTTCCTCACGCTGTTCAGTTTCCTTACTGATGTACCACTGCTTCTGCTCATCGGTAAGCGTGATGTTCATTGCCTTCTCAACCGCAGAAAAATACGTCATTTTTTCCCGTGACATCTTCAGCCCGCTTTCAGGCACTCTGGCGCTGTATTTAGGATCCTGCCACCATGCGTAAAAATGGAATTTATAATCCTGTGCCGTCAGCAATAAGCCTGATGCAGTGATCTCCTGTGCACGGTTACTCATATCGTAAAAATCACCACCCACGCCTTCAGCCGTGGATTCATCAAAAATAATGCATTCATCAGAGACGGCATTAAGCGTACCAGTTCGCAGCTCTTTCGCCTTAGCCGGATATTTCGCGCAAATTTTGCCGTGCTCTGAGATATGCAGGCGCTGCACCGTACCTGAGCGAAATGAGGTTGCCACCTGAATACTCGAGCCGTGACCAAACAGGATATAGCCACCGCTGGCACCGCTACGACGTTCAACGATGGTGAATGAGGCTCTCAGCCAGTCAGGGAGATGATCAAACGGTACAGCAATTTTTGTGCGGAAAATTTCACTGGCAGCCTGTTTATCCTGAGCGACGATCCCGCATTTGAGATGCGGAATGAATAATGCCTGGTCGAGAAGATAAATATCAATGGCTGTGGAAAATCCCAGCTGGCGCGCTTTCAGGATAATATTTTTATTGTGCATGCTCCGGAACAACTGGCGCTGCGCCGGTCGCATTCTGAAGGTGACCAGTTCACCTTTTTCGTTCTGTATTTTGTAGAGATGATTGAGCCGCCACCAGGGATTGCTCAGTTTAGTCATGATGAACAGACGTTGTTCGGCCTCTGTCATTTCTGACGGTTCATCACA